TTAGGTTGGTCTTGATTGTATCGAAATCAAGGTCTGTTACCTGTAAACGATTTTGTGCCATTTATCGTACTCGTTCTAAGAAAAATTGTATTGTTACTGGTTCGGTTCTGTTGATAATGTAAAATTCCATTGCAACTCTAAAACCATTTTTATCATAATCAGGCAAAACCTGCACCTTTGAAACACTAACTCTAGGTTCAAAGTTTCTAACTGTCTCGGTTATCTCTCTCTGTACAAGAGTGGCTGTTACTGGATCCAAAGGCTCAAATAGTAACCTCTGTATATTGCAACCAATCTCTGGTTGAAATGGTACTTCGTAGTGCTGAGTCAGTACCAAATTCTTAATGGAATTGATTACCGCCATCTCAGCCGTATGTTTATTGATATCTTTTCTGATTGGATGAATCTTAAAATTCAAATCCAAATCACGATATTCTCTTGTGATTGTTGTTGTTCCTATTGCCATTTTCTATTTATTCAACCTATCCTTGATAATAGTTTACTTGAACCAATATAATTTCTAATTAAAAAGTCTTCTGTTTGACCTGTACTTCCAACACCACGAGCCTGTTTATAGTCAGTCAATATAGCTAATGAATTCTTATAAAACTGTTCATCATGGACTCTACGTGTGTAGAGGATTGAATTAGCAGAATTAGCTGTGGTTGCTATGGCATTTACTGTATTGAATGCTAGGTTGGAAGTTCTAATGAACGGATCCATTTCACTGCCAGAACCAGAAATTGAGATGCTACTGTTTATTGTATTCGCATACGTGGACATTGTATTGTACAAAGATATTAAATCGTTTGCAACAAACAAACTCGTAAAGTTGCCCATAATTGGTGCATTATTAGAAACACCTTCTGTTTGGTAAATCAATGAGACCACAGCTTTACCAGTTTGAATGGCAGTTTCATAATGTGGCAAGTTAGCCACACCTTGGTCAGAAGACACAGTTATTGATGTGATACCGGATATACGATTTGTGTGAGCAAGAAAGTCACCAGCTTGTGTGTTGCCTGTTGCACTATTACTGATATAACCAAACGTGCTACGAATTTGAGTCCAAAGACCTGTCAAGTTACCAGAACCTTGTAGTGAGTTTGTAACGTTGATTAGGTTATTTGATGTACTCCAAATGTTGCTTGTGACATTAGCACACGGATTAATAAAGTATCCACCAATATCATTATTAGCCATATCTGCGGCTTGCCAAGGTGTCAACATTTGTGGCATAGAATCTAATGTAGTTCTCACCTCAGTAGATAGTTCACTAATAACTGAATTCGTATCTGTGTAATTATAATTTAATCGGGAAAACAAAGAGGGCATAATATAATCCTTAAATCATTGGACCAGAAATTGGTGGAGAAGTTGGGCCTTTAGCCATGTGGATATGTGTGTCAAATATTTTAGTGTTAATCATATCCGTCATCAATACTGCTGACATTGTACCAAACGAACCAAGTGGTGCTTTTACTTGTACAGCCGCAGTCACAGAACCTGGAATAGCAATTGGGAAACCTACAGCTAAACCACCAAGTAGTGACACGAAGCCGGATGGTCCTGCATTCACACCAACACCAGCCGCAACCCAATTCTCACTCGTAATGTTAGTAGCAGAAATACCACCATTAACAGACAAGTCACCTTCAAGTCGCATGTGGTCACCAGTAACTAGTCTCAATGAACCAAGAAAATCTGAACCACAACCAACAGTCATATCACCATCGGCTAAAATCCTAGATTCACCCTTAACAACTTGAGTGTAATCACCTTTGACAACTTGATTTAAATTACCTTCAATCAATTCTGTTTTATTGCCTTTAACATTGACAATAGCATCACCTTCAATGGTGATGTTACAGAATCCAGTAATGTGGACATACTTGTTGCCTGCAATGATTTCATAACCATCACCTTCAATTTTATGTGTCTCGTCACCATTAGAATGCATTTCAATAAATGTGCCTGTTCTGTGGTGAATACGGATACGTTCTCTTTCAAACGTATCATCTAATTCAAATAGGTGTCCTGATTTTGTTTGTGTGACATTATTGTCAGGATACTTTGGAGGATTCTCTACCGAGGCCTCAGACTCTCTTTGTCTCCAACTATAATCTGGTGGAGAATACTCATTAGTAATTGCCATATTATTTAAGCCAGTTTCGCATTAGTTGGGTCTGTGATATTAGCATTAGCAATGGCTGTTGCTTCTGTTGAAGCAGTTAACGATGAAGTAGAAGGAACCATTGAACTATATGATGTAGGTGATGCCATGTAATTTGTAAAGGCCGTTTCTGCTTTCTTAACATCAGCCGCACTTGATGGTGCCACAAGAACTGCACCCAATTGTTGTGGTGTACTCGCTAAGATTGCACCTTGTTTAGCAACTGCGGTAACAGCCGTGCCAACTTCATTGACCGCTGTTGCCAATTCTTGTATCTCGGAAACTAAACCAATATCAGCAAAACCAGATGTAAATCCAGCAAGTAATGACTTGTACAAGTTAGCCAAACATTGTTGGAATTCTGCTAAGAGTTTTGCAGGTAAATTTAAAATGTATGTAATCATTGCTTTAATCTGTGCAACAATTCTCAAATAACCAGCAATTGTTTCATTGATATCTTTGATAAATTTAGCAACCTTTTTAATTTCTCTTGCAATATTTTTAGCAATCTCTGTGAGTTTCAACACTTCACCAGACCTATCTGTAAATCCAAGAGTCTTTAATAAAGTAGCTATTGCTTGTTTAATTGCTGCAACCGCTTCACTAAATTGTCTTGTAACTGCGTTCACAACACGGTCTGTTTCATGTGTGATATCACAAACGTGTATCAATTTGTTATTTGTTCTATCAACACCAGTTCCTGTAACTACACTTCTTCCTGTTGGTGCAGTTGAAGGATAACCTTTATTTCCAGCAGGATCACCAGCAGGTTTAACTGGACGTTTTGCAGTAACCACAATTTCAGTAATTTCTTCTTGTGACACAATACCAGGAATCACACCCATCACATAACCAAATTGTGCTGAATCAGGGTCTGGAAAATAAACTAGAACCCAATCACCAAGTTTAGGTGCAGAGGCTTTGTCTGAATTGTTTGTTGCAAATAATGGTTGAAACCAAGGCAAAGCCATGGTTGGTATTTTTTGTTTATCATCATCATGTACTTCAATAACTCTTACACGTAAACGATGCAATTGTAATGGGTCATCAATATCCTCGATGATGCCATGGTACATTCCTTGGTGTTGTCTATATTCCATTATTCAAAAGATTCCATTTGTTGTTCCATCTCCTGATGGTTTGGTGTATATTCAGGTCTTTCAGTAGAATCTGTTACAGCTTCAACAATAGTCTCAAATCTGTTGTGTCTGATAATATGTCTTGTAGCCAAAATAGCGTATTTACCTTTTAATGTCGTATCAAAATTATCAGTATCTTCTGAATCAAAACCCCTACGTGGAACATTTAGATATAATGTTTTTCCAGATGTTACTGCAAAGTTACCAGGAATAACCAATCTTAAACGTTGATTCACAAAGTTTTGGAGAATCGACTCTCTTTGAAAGATGTATTGTTGTGGCGTATCTTGGTTCTGTAAAGTCTCAGGATAATTTTCATTAATGTATGCGGTTGCTTGTCTTTCTGTTGTATCCAAATAAGATATTTTTCTGGAATTATCCATATCATAGTTGCTGTTACCATATTTGGTCTCAGCCTTTGCTATAAGTCTATTTGGATTAGCATGAGCGGAACCATCATATAGGTCGTTGAAGGTGTAACTAGTCTTCTTTAAATTTCTAGTTACCGGATCAAAACCGATAACACTACCTGAATATACACCAGCTCTAGTGTTTTTTATGAAATCTGATTGTGTCATAACTTGCATGTGTCTAACACCAATCATTTCTTCATCTAATGTTCCATCTGGCAAGTTCTTAACGGAGAATGTCAAATTCAAAAGAGGTTCACTGGACATAACGCTGTCTAATGTGGTCAAATTATAACCATCGTTGTTTTGAAAGAACATGAAATTAGGTTTAGCCTTATTATCCAAGGCACGTTTGACGCACCATTGAATAGCATCAAATGGTTTCAGGTTTGGTATAATTATCTTATTCAAACCATATGACGAATCATATACACCAGTTAATGTCAGTTCATCAGGTTTGAGATAGTCTCTAACTATAGCCAAAATAATTTCAGAGTATGTGCCTTCATAGTAATGACTAACTCTTTGTTGTTCGGAGAAAATTAATTCTTCAGAAGAAAACTTTAAAATGTAACTCTCACTGGTTTGGTTCATAGCCTTCCTATCAGTTTGGCTATGAACACGGTACTTTCTTTTTATTGGAAATAACCCATCACCTTTGTTAATCTCAACCAACAAGTATTCTGTTCCATCCAATAACAATTTCTGTGACAATCCAATAGCATCGACAATCAACATATTGCCCGTTGCACATGGAGTCATCATGCTATCATAGAGGTTAATTTCTTCAAACATACCCCGTAAATCAACTGAACCAAATTTTGTTACCAGATCCAATCTTTCAATATTGTAATCTGTAGGTTGTAGCAAATCGTTTTCGTTCATAAGATGGCGTCAGCAATCACTCGTTTAAATTCTTTTTCAACAACATCAACAAGTTCAGGTTTTAGAATTTTAATTACCCGTTTAGCATCATTAGCTTCAACTTCATATTCATAATATGTTTTAAACTCTTTACTGACATCAATTATTATTGAATTGTTATCTGGTAATGTGTAAGTTGTTGAAGATGTTGCGACATTAGCATATGTTGCGGAGTCAATTTCTTTTTTTATTATTGTTGATTTACCCGAAACTGGTTCTATTTGAGTTTGAATTTGGTAATATGAATGTGTATTTTGTACTGCCCATTCGTAGCCACTTTGGCCAACGGCCGCATTTGCGGAATATTTAGCTTCAATATATTTAATAACGTTTCTTTGTGTTAGCGGCCAATCATACATTGGGTCAACAATATCATTAAGATTCATAACAATCCAATGTTTTTCTGAAGACCCATAAACTTTAGCTGCAACAATTTCTGGTGTTTCACCATCTTCAACAGCATATTCATAATAAACAGAACTATTCTTCTTAAACTCTTGTTCAAATGAAAATCTTGTGGTAATGTTAGTCAAAACATCCAAAGATTCCATTTCGGAATTTGGAGCATAATAGACTTTTGGAAAGTGTTTAAAGTATTTTGCCATATTTTTAACCGTTAAAGTCACCCAAATCTCTACTAGCTTGTATCTCAGCAGGTGTTCTTCGTTCTCTTGTTTTCGGATTATAATAATTCTTGGTGATAATTTCTGTCTCGGTAAATGATAAATCTAAACCAATACCAACTGGCATACCTGTTCCACCTTTTGTTGGTGAATTGGAATCGGCCGTTTCATAGGCAGCAAATGTACCTGTTGGTGCATAATTAATGTCAACGCCTGTTAGAACACATGTTGAGACTTTTGGAATGTTCTCATTCTCTTGGCCATTGTACATGAATTGAATATCAAATTCAGATGGTGGAACCAAGAATCTACCATATGTGCCATTCAATAATTCTGGCGCTTGATGATATTTAAACATCTCAATGATATCAATAACTTCTCTAGCTTCTCTTTCACTTCTAGGATAAAACATAAATGAGAATCTAAACTGTCTAAATTGTGGTTTAGTGTAAATCAATTCTAACTGTGGATTTTGTGCGATAACACCGCCAGTTGCCGAAGTCAATGCAGTAAAGAGTGGTCCTTGAGAACCACCAAATTTTGATGTTAGAGCTGCAACGGCAAAAGGAGACATATTCTGTAAATTAATATTACCTGTTGCTTTATATTCATTATAAGCATCTAGTCCAGCGGCTGCGCCTTGAGCAATAGCTCCTGCTGTTCCAAAAGCATCAGACAATGCAACATCAGAATAAGTTTGAGCATAATTAAAATTCAAAGTATCTGGCATATACAAAGCAATGGTATCTTTTGTTCTTGTAATAGAACGGAAAAGATTTCCCTCTTTTAATCTGCCAAGACCAGCATCGACTTCTCTACCAAAGGCATCACCAGCTGATTTTACATATTCATTATCACTATTAGTTAAAATTCCTGAGATGGATGATGGTACAATAGATTTAATTTTCTCACCCAAATTACTTAATGCACCAGTAATGGTGTTATTATTATTTCTCTGAGCATTAGAAAGAACTGTTGGTGTCGCACCAGAAGTGTCATAATTAGCAGCAAATTGAGTTCGTTTTTGGACATTGATAAAGAACATCATGTAGTGTCCTTTATCGGTTGAACCGAGGTCTATTGGGTATCTTTTATTGTCTGTAGCATAAGAATCCAAAGATTTGAAATTTCTTACAGCATCAGGTTTGAATAAAATGTCCGTTAGTGAGAAAAGTGCCATTTGTGGTCCTATAGAATTTACTATATATTTATATGACTTCCTTAAACAAAACATACAAAGGAATATTCAAACCAAAGAACCCAACGAAATATAACGGAGATGCGTCAAACATCATTTACCGTTCTTCGTGGGAACTCAGGGTTATGAAATATTTCGATGATAACCCTAACGTGATTTGGTGGGCTTCTGAAGAATTATCAATTCCTTACAAGTCTCCAGTGGACAATAGAATGCACAAGTATTACCCTGATTTTGTTGCAAAACTCAAAGTGAAAACTGGCCTGATAAAAACTGTAATGATTGAGGTCAAACCAAACGCTCAGACCAAGATGCCGGTACAGAAGCGTAAGACAAAACGATTTATCCAAGAGGCCGCAACCTATGCCATTAACCAAGAGAAGTGGCGAGCTGCTGACCTGTTCTGTAAAGAACATGGCTGGCAATTCCAAATATTAACTGAAAATGAACTTGGACTTTAATATAAATAACCAATGGCATATCTATTAGACAGAATAAATCAATCGTTGATGAAACAAGGTTTGACACCAAGAACAAACCAAGCTCGCTCGTGGATTCAATCTAAAATAACTGAATTGAATCCCACAAGACAAGCATTACTACAGGATAGAACCCGTCTAAAGGATAATACCATAATTGGGAAAATGTATTTCT